ATCTCCAACTTCTCTAATGTAGCGAACTCGGTCGCCTTTCTTAAATTTTGCCATTTTGTTTTTCATTTCTCTTTGGTGTTAAAGGTTTCTATTTTACACTTTGTGGCTCATTTGTTTGACATTTTGAGCCATAAAAGGTTCGGGAGGGGCACGTTCAACCAAAAACACTCTCCAAAGCTTCGCCCCTCCCTCCCCTTAAATGATTAATCCTCCGAAGGGATCGGCTTTCGATCTATCCATTCTCGATACATCTTTGCCGCGATCGCTACCCTCTGCGGGTAAAATGGATAGGCTTTTTTCAGCCTCGCCATCGCTATCCGGATAAATTGATCTCTCATCGCCTTAATATCGTAAAGATACTTTTTCTCGGTTACGATAGTTATAAATATCTTCAATCAGGAGAGTATACTGATCTACGTTAGTGCAATCCACAAGGCGAGCAGATTGATATTGAAGCTTTCCCAGGAAGGTTGCGTGATTATAATTCGGATTCTTAAAGAGCTTGATCATCGCATAAATAAAAGCTCTCCGCTTGATCCCATCGTAATAGGGCTTGATCATTTCAATCCGCTCTGCCCATTCGATAACCTGGGAGATGTTATGAATCTTTAGCTTCCCATTTCGGAAGGAATCAATCGAGCGCAATTCATCGCCCGAAAGGATGCGCATACATTCGTTGTGGCCCCAGCCGTATTTATCCTTGAATTGCTTGTACTTGACGTACTCAGGATTCCCCGCCTCAATATATGCGTTCAAGAAATCATCGGCGGCCCAATTTCGAGAGGCTGAATTTAAAAGCTGCATCTCATTGAGGCCATATCCTTTGACCATTAAATAATGAACCGGAGAGCTCATCTCCTTGAGCACCTGGATCCGATGTTGACCATCGATCACCTCGAAGTTCTCATTCACTATCACCGGAGAAATTAAAACTTTATTCTCCATCGATTTCCGGAGCCTCTTTAGATGGGGCTCGTTTACCTTCCGGTTTCCGGAAAGGGGCTTGAATTTTTTGTAATCGCTTGTTGATTTGATTACGAGTTCTTGCTTCGTTTGCATTGGAACCATTTTATTTGTTTGCCTACTCTGAAGGGTTTTCGGCTTCCCCCTATTCCAGCTCTCCGATTATCGTATATGAATCGATATCCTCTCCCTCGATGAAATACCGCTTAAAGATGGAGATCGCTTCTCTGAGCTTCTCTTGCCCTCTGAGAAAGAAAGATTCGGAGATCTTATATACTCCCACGTCGAGAGAGCTCTTATCGATGGCGATGAAGATGAAATTCTCGGGAGATACCCCAAAGAGTTCGCAGTAAATCGCAGCTTGAAGATCGTAAGAGTATTTCTTCGCAGAGAATGGGAAAGCCTTCAGATCTGCCGTTGTTTTCAGATCGCAGATAAATTTCTGATCCGGATCGTACATATCCGCTTTAGCTCGGAAGGGGAGATCTCCGATCATTCCGATCGCCGGAACTTCGAACTCGCATCCCTGAAAGAAAGAAAGAGCATATTCATTCCGGAGCAGCGCATCGGCTATCCTCCGAGCTTCCTCATAATCCCTCCGAGTGATCGAGCCCTCCGGAGCTTCCTTAAAAGCTTTCGTTGCCCTGGATTGAACTTCGATAATCTCGATCCCCTCCATACGATGAGGCTCCAGGGCCATCAGATGGACCAGGCGGCCAATATTGAAGGAAGCCGAATCATCTTGCCCATACTTGGTGATATAGTGATATTGTTTGGGCGAATCGAGCAGCTGCTTACAAGCCGTCGAAGAGAGAGCATTTTTACCGAGATGCCCATAATAGAAATCATCCTCTCTCATCTTTTCGATGATCGCCTCTTGATCCCATCGCTCGTTGTTTAATAATTGAATCATTTTATTTTCTTTTCAATGTGAATTTTATATTGTCGGCAATACTCCGCGGCGAAGTCAAAGAAATCCTCGTGAAGGGGAATCGTTAAAATAAGGTTGTCAGTTCCCGGGCATACTGCCTCGAATTCAGCGACCATCTCTCCCGAATCCGGCATTCCGCTCCAGGATCTCGGGGATATCATTTCGATGTGGAGATAAGTTTCTTCAATCATAGCTCGTGATAATCTTCATAATTACATTCAAGGCAAATTCCATTGTAATCCAGCACCTGGTAGCAATATTCGCAGCGTTCAGGCTCATCATAGGGATCAGGGGCGCCAAACTCAGAACACATAGCTCAGGAGCTTAATGGTTGCAAATGGGGCGAGGAAGAAGAAAGTGATCATTGCGATCCCGAAAGCATAAGCTTTGTAATCTTCTAAGGATTCAGGCTTTTTCATATTGGAGAGAATTAAAAGGGGGTGGTTAGCCCCCTGGATGAATTTAAGAAATTTTTCCGCAATAACGGGCATAAGAATAGCCCTGAGGATCGACCAGGATATTCTCGCCTTTAGTGTTCTGAATCAGAACCGAGAGCCGATAGGCTTCCTTCGCCCAGGCTTCGCGCTCTTCGGGAGAATACTCATAGAAAGAATTTACCTCGCGGAGATCTGCATCGGAATCGAATCCGCCCTTTCCCTGGAGGAAGTGATAATCCTCAAGGAGCGAATCTTTAAACTCTTCGAAGCTCTCATCAGTCAGAACGATGATCTCAGTTACCAAAGCTGCCGAAGGCTCTGTCTTGATCATTTGAAATTCATACTCTTCCCAAGTGTTGTTCTTATTCAGGCTTGGGAATTTCGCGCTAACCTTGAAATTTGCTTTTTGGATGGAGAGAGGGAAAGTGCTCATTTGTTTTTGGTTTTTGATTATACTCAAAGGTAGAATCTTTTCAACAAATAAACAAAATAAAAAAATCCAGGTTTTTAGCCTGGATCTAATCGATTTCGATCATTCTCGCCATTTAGCGTAGCAGACCGCGAGCCTTTGCTCTTGATCGGGGAATTCTTCGGAGAGATCGCTCATACATCGAGAGATGAATTCTTGTTGATTCTCCGATCCTTTTGGTTCAGGGATGGGCATAATTATAAGAGTTTGATTCCGGATCCGATATTTAAATAACCGATCTCCTTCGAGATCTTCCCTTGATCCCCGAAATCCGTATTCCTTGGGAGATCCTTCGATTCCCACTTGATATAAATCCTCCCAATATAGAAAGCCCAAACGCCAAGGGGCGTCGAGTTGATATATACCGGAGTCGTTCCGAATTTCAAGCTTCGCTCCAGGAGCGCGTCGTGCTTGCTCCGCTCAATCAAGAGGTCATCATAATGGGAGCGCCTACATTTAAGCTCAATATCCATCCGATACAAAAGAGAATAACAATCGTACCGAGAATACTTCTCTTCGCTCATTGCTAAATCCTTCAGGAATTTCTCCTGAACAAAAGCGAAGAGCTGGGCCTCACTCGTAGGTACTGAATATTGCATCTAATTGAGTTAGCCGCCCCTTCCAGCAAGATCCGCACGATGTCGGTTGCTCTTGCGTTCTGAATACGCGATTATAAATCCGGAGCAGCTCTTTTTGGTCTGTTACCGATAATGTTTGCGATCTGCGCTTATTGAATTCCGAATAAAATTCGAACTCCTCCTTTGTTAAGCATTCCGGTTTCTTATATCGGAAGAGCTCGTTTAGTTTCTCTTTTCTTGCTTCACATCCGCAATCTATGCCCGTGGCATCGGCAAACCAATCGACCGCGGCTTTGATCCCCGTTGCCGTTGTGATCTGCTCGATCGTATCACCTAATCCCTGGGCTTTCTTTCGAGGCCTTCCACGCTTCGTACTCTTCGCGGCAGTCGGTTTGGATTCTTTCTCTTCCATTCTTCAAAGTGTTAAAAATAGACCTTGCCGAGATCTTCGTTTCCTCGGCTATTGTTCTGATCGACATCGGGGAGTTGTGATAGATCTCGAAAAGCTTTTTATCGTACCAATGCCAATCTTCCACGTCCCCCCAAATGCGCTCAATAAGATTATCAAAGCTCTCCAGCTCCTGAACGTTAGGCTCCTCATAAACGAGGGAATCCTCCAGGAGCTCGATATCTACGTACTCGATCTTCGCTTGAGCCTTTTTGATCGAGAAGTACATATTCCGAAGCGTGATGTAAACAAAATAAGTGTTCACCTCTTCCCCGTACATTATCCTCTCCGGATCATCTACATACTTGTGGAGCCGAACGTACATCTCCTGAACTATATCCTCCGCGAGGGGAAGATCCGCGCCAAAGGATCGAACCATCTTGATCCAATCGGAATGTTTATCGGCGAGGATCTCGAGTATCACGAGATGATCTGTATAATGAAAACACCGAGAGCGAGCTGGAGCTCATATCTATATCCGAGATCATCATATCCGCTCTCACCCCAATCGAGGAAGTTAATCCCGAACATAATGCCGACCAGGGGAGAGATGCGAAACGTCATAGGAATTCCTTTAATTTAAAAAACTTTTCCTTGTAAATATATAACTCTTCGGCTTTTTGTTTTTCGATTCTTAATTCATTCCTAAGTTCCTGGATCATCGTTACCAAATCTCGGTGAGTCAGAAAGGGAAGATCCTCCCCATTCATTATATCCTTTCGGAATTCTTTAGCCCGCTCATAGAGAGCGCGATAATCCTCATAATCCTTCAGCTGATCGTGGATCTTCAGGTAATGGATTACCGAGGCGTGATTTCTTCCGACTACCGATCCCAGGCGAGTCGGACCAGCCGCCCGGAAGGCGGCGGCAAAAGCTGCGCGGGCATAAACGATGGGCCGCTTCCTGGAATTATCATCTTCGATATTTATCGATCTAAAGAAAAGCTCCTTTGCTGCGATTAATTCTCCTATCTCCATAATCCCTGGTGGAATGTTACTTGATCAATCTCTTTGTTAATATACTTATCATTCATCTCCATTAAGGACATATTCCAGCGCCCTCTCTGAGATTGAATAACGAGGGTGGTCTTCTCCTTTATGGTATCGCAAATTTCGAGCTTTTTGCATTTGCATCCTTTGCAATAGAATGTTTCTCTCTCAATGATTTGAAAGATTTCTCCCTTCTTGGATCGGATATGATCCCCGGGCTGGAAGTTGTTAAAGATTCGAGGCCGCATTATCTAAGGCGTTTTGTAATTTGTCGATTAATATTTCCATCTCTTTGTTACTGAGCTTGAGCTTTGCATTCTCGAGGCGAGCCTCATTTAAGAATCGATTCGCTGATCTTTCATAATCGATAAAATAATCCATACATCGTTGAACCTCCACGAGATCGATCAGGCGATTAATGATATCGTTTTGATAGCTCACCTCTTGCTCATCCTGAGCTATATCATTAAGCCAAATCAAGTGCGCCGTGAGGAGCATTTGCTTCTCTCGAAGATGCAGCTCATTAAATGTTGGATCAGAAGGGTACATCCGTTTGCTGTTTAGATTCCTTGTGCTTGATTAAGCTCTTTAAATTTATAATAAATCCGACGTTAAATTTCATTGACTCCAAACGAATAGGTTGATCCAAGGGCGTAGGCCTCCCGCCGGATTCAAGCTCCTTCACTTTGCGAATGTGAATATCCGTGAAGATCCAATCGCTCTCGTGCTGCGTATACCGGTGGATCACGATGAACTCGTCGCTCCGGTTCACGAACTTCCCGCCCCCTTCAACATCTGAAGCCATCGGCGGCATCGGATGCCCCTTATAGGGATGGTTGCCGCTATGCAATCTCCGGAGAGCTTCCGTGGCTGGGTGAGTATTTACGATAACCATTGCCCCGAACTTTTTGCAGAATACCCGGATGTTGCTCGTGGCCTCATAATGATAATCGTGAGTCGATACTTTACCCAAACGCTTTTGGTTAATCGTGAGGGAATTATATGGATCGATGAGCATTCCATCGAAAGCCCACTCATCATAAATCATCTCCGCAGCCTCCAGGAGCCCGAACACATCGAAAAGGTTCTCGTTATCGATAAACTGAAAGTGGCCATTCACGAAATCGAGATGCCGATAAAAGCGCTCCTCTTCGATATATTGGATTTGTCTCCCATCGATAAACTCAATCAGCTTCCGCGTGATGGATCTAACATCATTCTCAGAGGAATAAACCAGCCACTTCGTTCCGTTATTGATCGAATGCATAAGCATAAGAAAGAGAATCGAATGCGTCTTTCCGGTATTGGCGTGGCCCGTTACGACTATGAAGTTGCCTTTCTTAAATCGGAGATAATCATCGATCTCAGGAGCTCCGAATTTAGAGCTCTCCTGAATTTGTCCCTTCCGGGCCTTTTCGAGATAGGTCATAATATCGCCGCTTCGGGCGATTAATGGGTGTGTCAGCATAGTGCCGAATGTAGATAAAAAAAGCCCGCCGGAGCGGGCCTATAATTAGAAAGGAGATTGTTCAGGAAAATGCTGGGCATAGCTTGCGCCCTGAGCTGGGGCATCCAATACGCAAGAGAGATACTTATCCACGAAGCCGGGGATATCCGTGATCTGAATCTTGCCAGCACAAGCCAAATCGACTGCGCCTTTGAATACCACACTCCGAGCGATCTGCTGATCTTTGGAGGAACTGCCTGAGCTTTGAGAGCTTCCTGAATAGGAACTGCCGCCTCCAGCGAAAGCGCCCGTTCCCTTGCTGATCTTTACCGATCCTTTTGCATTGATTGAATACTCGACTTCATCGCCCACCGCATACCAGGGGGTTGGGCTCTTGCTGAATGCCGTTCCGGCTTGACCATCGTCAAATGTTACATCCATCTTGTGGAATTCTTGCCATTGGCCGGTCGGGGTGATACTTACAATTTTTGCCATTCTATTTGATTTTAAAGATTACGAAAAAAGCTTTTTGAAGATAAAGGCATCCGTCTGCGCTTGGGCATTTATGACCGCCTCTTGGTTTGAGTTTACTCGATTGAGATATTCGAGAGCTTCATTCCGATTTCGGAGAGCTTCGATCTCTGCTTGTTGCATCGAGATGATTGATTCATAAGAATCAGGAGAGAGATTGTAATTCATCATTCTTTTGTTTTGGTTTAGCCAAATATCAAGAGAATTATCAACAAATCCTAATCTTTTTTCTCTCCAATGAAAAAAACTTTTGCGCTATCTTTCGGGAGCAGTTCGTTGTACACGATCTGTAACTTGTTGAAATGCTTGGGGTTATCATCATCGATCCCTCCCCACTCCTTAAAAGCATCCATCGCAAACTTTACGACCATAATGCAGTTATCCACATCATACCGATAGTTAACCTCTGCCCGGATCGTTACCGATTTAAGCTTGATCGGATCATACTGATTAAGCTGATCCAGGATCTCGCTCTTGAATTTATTCTTCGCCTTCTGCCTTACGATCCAATGCTTGCCAGCATAGAAAGCGTTTAAGGATGGTACCTTGCCTACATTAACGCTTATATCCACAACGCTCGGCAAAATGGGGATCGAGATCATAGATCTGAGAGAGATACTCTTGCTCAAGCTCGAGGGCTTTCTTACGATCCTCCAGGGAGGGCCCGCAATTAGCAAAGAGGCCCGCTGCATTCCTTAGCAGATGATCAATCTTCCGCCGGATCGCTTTGTTTGTATAATACTTCCACTCCATCGGTGTAGGGTTTTGCTGAGGCATTGTTGTACTTGAAATATTCAAAGTGATTCGCTGATTTCTGAACCTGATGTTCATACTCCCGCTCAAGATGAGCGATCGCTTTTCTGATGTCTTGCGTTATTGGATTATTTGGCTTCTTGCCAGCCCTTAGCAGATACGTGATCGCAGTCCCGAGATTATAATTGTCCTCCTGGAAATCAAGCACCACGTCAAACGCCTCAATCTGCTTGTGCTTGCCGATGTAATACTTCGGGGTTTTCTTTTTCATCACTTACAAAATTAGGATTCTCTTCCCAATAAATAAAAAACCAATCTTCTTTTTTACTCATATCCGTGAAGCTGCTTAAGTTTTCGCCTTACCCTCTCTTGATCCGGAGTTAATGGATAATCCATAAACCCGAAATGTGATAAGAATGGATTCTGATAATCATCCGGCTCCTCGCCGTTCTCTATCCTCGCCCACTTGGCCCGCTGGAGCTCCTTGCTTCCCATCAGTTAGTTAACTTGAGTTAGTTAGTTATATTCTCTGAAAGAGAATACTAAGTTAAGTTAGTTAACTTAGTTAAGTTGTAAAAAATAATAGATCTCACCCAATCCACCAAATAAAAAAAGCAGCCTGAGGCTTTTGGCCTCTGCTGCACTTTCTCCCCTTGGGACATATAACTTATCCACTCAGATAAGAAAAGCTCTTAAATCGGCTCTAAATAGCCTCAAAGCAGTTTATTGATCACGCTCTTAATGATCACAAGCAGAGAGAGCAGCGCGATGATCCATCCGGCCAAAGCTTCCCAGGAGATTCCTTTTCCCTTTGGAGCTTCCCGATTCACGATCTTAATCGTTTCCACCCGGATCGTATCCGAGGGGCATTCCGCCTTAATCATTACTCTCTCTCCTGGAAGATATTTAAGCTCTACCCTTACGCGATCTTGATAAACGATCGTATCCTTTTGGATCATCAGAGTGTCGTGCAGAACTCTTTCTTTCGTTACCACAAGAGTGTCCCGCACAATGACATTCGTTTGGTTTGATTTCGCACCACCGCACGAATTAAGAGCCGCAAGAATCGCACTCAGGGTTATCAATCGAGCAAGCCGGGGCAGTTGGAACATCTTCCAAATCATTAAGCCATTCATCAAAACTTGAGGTATTTCGTTCTTCCATTCTCTTTGATCGCTTTTAATATTTGATTTCTATTCTTTCCCTCTTTATAGCTAACGTGCACCCAGGAAGGGTTGCTCTTATCGCCGAACTCCCATATCAGTTGATCGAAATCCACATTCGACTTTAACCATTCGAATACCTCTGCATTCTTCTCCCCCATATCAATGTCCGCCGCTGCGCCATTTAGGGCGCAATGTTGAGAGCTTGCTGCTCCCCCGATCGCCACATTGAGCTTTTGACTACGGAACCCGGAAGAGATACGGATCGGGCCAATAGCATCCCGAAGAGGTTGGAGCACATTATCACATAGATCGATCAAGTTTAAGATCTGATCTCCGTTCGGATTATTGTCGATGTTCTTCCTTATGGCCGTTTGGCTTTGGATCATCTCTCCGAGGCTGAAATTCTTTGAGAGCTTCACCGCCCCTGGCCCTTATATTGTTTCTTGTAATTCTTGCTCGCCTTATTGGGGCTCTCTTGCTTTGAATGCTTTCCCCGCTTCTTGCTCTTGGATACGCGAAGAGCTGCGCTTTGAATCTTTGCCATTACTTTTTTGCGAACTTATCCAAAGAGGTAAAGCCGAAGCAACCAAGAGTCAAAACCAAAACGGCATTCACCAATCCATCAGAAGGGCCAATCGTTTGAGGGCTGAAGGAATTTATTACCAGCATCACCAAAAGAGTCAAAGCACCAATCAATCCAATAAAACGCTTTGAGCTTACGGCATCGCCATCACTCAATAAATTCTTTATCCAATTCATTTCAGTTGGTTTTTGCGGATCTTAATTTCAAGATATGTCTTATAAATCAGAAACGCAGACAAGACAATAGCAAACAAAGAAGCCATCCCCGACAACAAAGGGTTGATGTCAATGGTCAGCCAACTTACTGCCGTAGATAAGAAGGTAGCCCCTACTGATTCAGTTCGTGTCATTATTCAATATCGCTTGGTGTTGGAAACAATTCAGGCTTCTTGCTCTTGCACACCTCAACCCACTCTTCGCGGACTTTCTGCCCTCCCATAGCGTGAACGCCCATAGGCGCACACCATACCTCGTATGTGCTGAAGGAGGTTGTTAGGGGTTCATCCTTCCAAAGAATGTCCACGCTATACTTGTCGGAATAGGTGGCGGGGGTAGTTTCGTTCCCCTCCTCGTCATAGACGGCGGGGGTTGTTACGAGGTTGCCAAGTTCCACCACCGCGACCACCTTTGAGGTGTCCCAATGCGATGAAGTAACGCCTTCATCGTCGGTTTCAGTTATTTGAATCTTGGCCTTTGCGGTGGCCCATTGTGATGGGGTGCTAAAGGCATATTTGCGTAGTTTCATCTTAAAGCGTGGTTAATTCAATGGCTTGGGCATCGGTTAATCTTATTGGGAACAAAATCATTTGTTTAATTGGCACAACGCCTACGGCATTGGTAATACTTGTGAAAATTCCATTTGTTGTAGACCAATCCGCATCAATGGTTTGAGTACCTACTAAAACACCATTTGCATAAACCTTTGCTTCAGTTGCCGTTAATAACGCCACAATTTTGCATCGGTCATCTCGCCTAACATCAGCCGCAAAGTATTCATTTCCCAAAGCACTTGTAACTCTTATGCGATGGCTTGAAGTTGTGTTATTATTCCAAGCCACCCAGTGCCCACTTGTAAAATACCATTGAAAGTTTGCACTTGTTGAATTAGACGATGGATTTGGTGCGCCATCAATATCAAGAAAGAAAGAAACCTCGCCACCGCTAATCGCTGAAAGTGTACCCGATTGAGTTGCGTCTGCCGTGCGCGTTGCGGATGTTCCGTAGGTGGGGAGGTAACTTGTAGGGTAACTGCCCGCTTCTACTTGCGTGCCATAGATGTACACGCCACTTGTGCCATCACCCGTAAATGCTGGAATGCTCGTAAAATCTACAAGGGTTGGATTCGGACGCAAGAAAATTGTAACCGCAGAAGCAGCAAACGACCTTACATAACCAACGCGGTACCAATCGTTTCCGAAAGATTCAATGAATCCACTATAACCGCTGGCCTCAAATGTTACGGTGCCGTTGGCTAAATCAAAGCCCACATTGTTGTTAGTGCCATCGCCAGTACGAATAAGGAAGTAATCATAACCCGCCTTTTTAACGAATACTGAAAAGGTATAAGGCGTTGATGGGGTAACGGTAAACGATTCAGAAATTCGGTGAAGATTGCTTGTTGCTTGCGGGATTAACTTGCTTGAATTTATCACGCCCTCTGGGGAAAGCGCATTGTTGCTGCTTACCGTTGTGTCTTCAGTATTAGACCACGCTCCGAAAAATTCCGACTGCGTTACCAAATTTTGGCGCGATGGCTCCAACAAAAGCGAAGGACACGAAGCGCCCCCCGAATAGTCAAGGCGGGGCATATCATTGGTGATTCCCGCGACTACGCTCGTGGTCGT